CACCAGCTTGAGTATCGGCAGGACGGCACAGCCAATGCGCTGCTGACGCCCAACGGTGGGCGTGGCGGCATTGGTGTTGGCGCGATAGCCGCTCCCGTGGCGATCAGACCAGACGCCACACCAAAGTGGCAGGACGATCTTGCTTTCACACTGACGCAACCATCGCCCACCGGCGGCGGCCACCCGCAGGCCATCGCCTTCCACCCCACCCAAGACCCCATCAGCAGCACCGATGTGTGCCATGCCATCGGCACCGGCAGCGGGCAGGGATGTGCGACGGCGGCGGTGGCGTTTGACACCTACAACCAGTCGGTCAACTCACACACCTCGCAGACTATCAAGTCGCCGCAGGGGGCAGTGCAAGAAAGCGTCGGCACCGTTCTGCAGGCCATGCAAGTCCGCCGCCTCACGCCCACCGAGTGCGAGCGCCTGCAAGGCTTCCCTGACGGCTATACGCAGATCCCGTGGCGCAAGAAGCCCGCCAGCGAGTGCCCTGATGGGCCTCGATACAAGGCACTTGGTAATAGCTGGGCAGTTCCCGTGGTGCGCTGGATTGGAAGCAGAATCAACGCAATGCTGGAGCATCAGTGAAAACAAGAGGCCGCGAAACCCTGCGCGAAGTCATGCTTCGCAACCAGGCCGCGATGGACCGCTACGCCGCCATCAGCGGCAAGCCCCGCTTGGTGCTGGACATCCCGCCTGAGCCGGCCAAGCGCGGGCCGAGGAAAGCGTCAGGCCAGCCCACAGAGGCGCAGATTCTCAAGGCCATCATGGCGCTGCTGAAGCGGCACCCGAAGGTCGCCCAATGCTGGCGGCAGAACTCGGGCACGTTCCAGGAGCGAAACCGGGACGGGTCTGTGCGGTACATCCGGGCGAACACCGCCAAGGGGATGTCGGACATCATGGGCGTTCTGAAAGACGGCCGCACGCTGGCGATTGAGGTCAAGTCCGCCACCGGCCGCATGCGTCCAGGCCAGGAGGAATTCCTCGCCACGATCCGCCAAGCAGGCGGCGTTGCCGGGGTTTGCCGGTCGGTTGAGGATGCGCAGGCGTTGCTGGCATGACCCCATCCGACACCTACCGCGCCAGTGCGTGTTTCGGAAAAATTCAATTCGCCACGTTCACCCAGGCCCGCGTGGTGGCCGAGCGTAGCACCAGGCGCGGTAAGAGCCGGCAAATCTACCACTGCGTCCACTGCCACCAGTTTCACCTCGGGCGCAGGCCGCTTAGCAGGCGGCTGAGGCCCGCGACTGAAGATTGACCCTATGCCACGGCGCGGGCTTCGCGCCATCAACTGGAGAACCCAAGTGAAAAAAGCACTCACTCTCATCCTCGCGGCTACGCTGGCCACCGCTGCCTATGCTTCGTGCCGGTACTACACCGTCACGATCAACAATCGCACGTACTATTGCAGCGAGTGCTGCATGGGCACGGGCGCGCTGCGGACTTGCAATGTGAGTTGCAACTGAGGTTTGGGCGCCTAACGATAGTTTGAGCCTACTAGGAGGCCGAGATGAATGACCCGAAGCGCGAGAGCGCCCCTGCCGACGAAGGTCGGCTTGAAACGCCAGTTAGGCTTGTCTCGCGCTGGATGGGGCGCCCAATGGATGAGCTAACACGCGAAGAACTGCTCGAAGTCGTGGAATGGTGCGGGCGCGAAATTAAAAGCCTGCGCGGCGACCGTGACCGCTGGATGCAAAGCGGCGATGCGCTGAAGTACCTGATGGCTGGCCGACGAGCCTAACGTGAAATAGGCCGCACGTTTTCGGCCTGACTGAACCAACAACCACACATGGCATACGACAACACGAACAGCGGCCTCCTGGCACGCAACGACAAGCAGGGCAACGAAAGCCGCCCGGACTACCGTGGCAGCATCAACGTCGACGGCCGCGAATACTGGCTCAGCGCCTGGATCAAGACCGGGCGCGACGGGACCAAGCTGGCGGGGCAGAAGTACATGAGCCTGTCGGTGCAACCGAAGGACGCGCCAGCCGCTGCACCGCCCCCGTTCGCGCCGGCACCGGCACCGGCCCGCATGAACCAGGATCAGCGCGACGCCATGGCCATCCGCGACAGGGAACAGCGGGCGCGTCAGGCCCCTGCGCCTGCGCCTCGGGCGCCGACGAGCTTTGATGACATGGAGGACGATATTCCGTTCTGAGGCCTGCGCTGCGGGTCTATACTGAACAAGAGGCAGCGCCGTGCGGCCTCGATTTTGACAGCACGGATGGGGGAATCATGCTGATATCGAACTACGAGGATGCCGCTTTCCGCAACAAGCGGCTGGAGAAGTGCCTGCGAATCTGGATGACGATCATGGGCGTCACCCGTGAGCAAGCAGACCGACTTATCTTCTCACTGCACGACCACAAGGGCGCCCTTCATGTTCTCTGGAACGATGATCCAACTGAGAGGCAGAAGCTGGCCTTCGTCGATGCGTGGAATGAGTGCTGCGAATATGTAGTTCATCACTCTACGGACTTGAGCGAACAACCCTACGCGGTCGCGTGACGATGGCCGGCCTCGACTTCGACGGCCTGGCCCGTCAACTCCTCGCATCGGCTGAAACTCACCTTGCATCCTGGCTGCCAGCCGGCCGCAAGCGCGGCAATTCCTGGGTGGCGGGCGATCTGAGTGGCGCCGCAGGGCAATCGCTCAAGGTCAACATCACCACGGGCGCATGGGCTGACTTTGCAACCGGCGACCACGGGAGCGACCTTGTGAGCCTCTACGCGGCGATCTACAGCCTTCCGATGGGCGAAGCCTACCGAGAACTCGGGGGCGAAACCAAGCCGGCTACGCGCATCAACGGGCACCACGCGAAGCCCCAGGCGCAGCAAGAACCTACGCGCCGCGTGGTGACGCCAGTGCCTGAAGCCTGCGCCGACTGCCCCTGCACGCACCCGCGCTACGGCCCGCCGGCCGCGCGGTGGACTTACTTCGATGGCAACGGCGAAGTGCTGGGCTATGTGGCCCGATACGAACCCGCAGGCGAGCGCAAGCAGATTGTCCCGTGGACGTGGGACGGAGAGCGCTGGGGAATGGGCCAGTGGCCATCTCCAAGGCCGCTGTACGGCCTGCAGGAGCTCGAGGCGCGGCCAGACTCCGCCGTGCTGGTTGTGGAGGGCGAGAAGGCCGCAGACGCTGCGCGAAGGTTCGCCACGCCCTACGTGGTCATCACTTGGCCTGCCGGCGCCATGGCAACGGACAAGGCCGATTGGACGCCGCTGACAGGCCGCAAGGTGCTGTTATGGCCAGACGCAGATGAGCCTGGCAAAAAGGCCATGCAGCGTGTGGCGCAGATCATCCATGAGCGGGCGTCCGAGGTCAAGGTTCTCGAGGTTTCAGATCAGCCTGACGGGTGGGACGCGGCAGATGCGGAGTTCACCGGCTGGGCTGACTGCAAGGCTTGGATGACTTCCCGCGTGTCAGTGTGGGCGCCCAGCGCATCGGTTCCGGTGGTTCAGCGGGCGGCAGAGGTCATCGACGCCGACACCGGGGAGATCACGGACATCAGTGCGCCACTGCCGGACGAATACCGGGGCCGCGCTCTCTCCACCATTGAGAACCTGGCCGAGATATGCCGTCGCCTGGGCGTCACTGTCAGGTACAACGTGATATCCAAAGAAGAGGAGATCATGATTCCTGAACAGTCGTTTAGCCTAGACAACAGAGGCAACGCCAGCATTGCGTGGCTCATGTCCTGGTGCGAGCGCCTGCGCATGCCGACTGGCAAGGTGGGCGACTACATCACCTACATGGCCGACCGCAACCTGCACAACCCGGTAGCAAACTGGATCGAGAGCAAGCCGTGGGACGGCCAGAGCCGCCTGCAAGACCTCTACGATACTGTGGCGTCACACGGCGACGAAGACCTGAAAAACACCATCATGCGCCGCTGGCTGATCTCTGCCGTGGCCGCAGCGTTCAACCCGACAGGCGTATCGGCCCACGGCGTGCTGGTCTTCCAAGGCGCGCAGTACATGGGCAAGACGGCATGGTTCAAGCGCCTGGTGCCCAAGGAACTCGGCGTGGTGCAGGACGGCATGATGCTGCGGCCGGACGACCGCGACAGCGTAAAACAGGTAGTCAGCCACTGGCTGGTCGAACTCGGGGAATTGGACGCGACATTCCGCAAGTCAGATATTGCCCAACTCAAGGCGTTTCTGACACGCGACAAGGATATTCTGCGCAGGGCATACGCACGCAAGGAATCCGAGTTTGCAAGGCGCACGGTATTTTTCGCCAGCGTCAACCCGAAAGAGTTTCTGCATGACCAGACCGGAAACCGCAGATTCTGGGTTATCGAGTGCAAGTCCATCGACTATGACCACGGGATCGACATGCAGCAACTGTGGGCTGAGGTGCTGACGATGTACCGCGCCGGAGAAGGCTGGACACTGCACGGCGAAGAGCACGAAGCCCTGGAAGAACACAACAAGACCTACGAGGTCATTGACCCTATCGAGGAACTGATCGCGTCCGGCCTGAGGTGGAACGAGCCGCCCGCCGCATGGCGCTGGAGGTCCGCAACCGAGGTTTTGGCCGAGCTTGGCAGGGACACTTGCACTCAAGGCGAGGCCACCAGAGCAGCGCATCTGATCCGGCAGCGCAATGGGAACCTGAGCCGGAAGGCCAACGGCGCGCGCGCATTGCTGGCCCCGGAAGCTTGGGGAAACCGTAACCGCCCCTAGTGTCCCTGTGGTGTCCCTCGCTAAGTTGTTGATTTACAATAGAAAAGGACACTAGGGACACTAGGGACACTTAATATATAGAAAAGAGAATGAATAGAAAGAGAGGGCAAGTGACCGCGAGGAGCGCGATAGCGCGTAATCACGTAGCCTATATGGAAACCGGCGTCCCTGGCGTCCCTGTGTCCCTTAGTGGTCACTCACTTAGTGAAAGGATGGAATGATGGCAAACAAACCAACCAAATCCGGAAGCCCTGAGCGGGCGAAGCTGGCCGAAGCCGTCCTGGCGAACATGGAATCCGGCATGAGCTGCTGGAAGGCATGCGAGAAGGCCGGCGTCAAGAACAGCACGTTCATGCTGTGGCTGAGTCAGGACAGCGCGCTGGCTGAGAGCTACGCGCAGGCGCGTGAAAACTTCGTCGAGCGCATCGCCAACGACCTGATGGAAATATCAGACCAAGACCCAGAAACCGTCGATGGCAAAAAGGACTGGGCCGCGATCCAGAAACACAAACTCCAGGTAGATACTCGCAAGTGGCTGTTATCGAAACTCGCCCCGAAGAAATACGGCGACATGATTAAGCTGGCCGGCCATGACGGCGGCGCGGTGAAACTCGTCGCGCAGTCTGACGATGAGAAACTCTGAGCGTGGATGGAGAGAACAAATGCCTGTTGCACTTGACGACAACGGACTGGCCTTTTTGCGCACAAAGCTAAAGACCGGAGAGTACGACGGCGCAGACATCATGCAAGCATGGATTGCATTAGACGAACTGCGCGAATTGCGGGCTTGGCGCGACAAAGCGTTTGAAGTCCACCCGAACCTTGACATTGACATTGAGGCGCTGGGCAACTCGACCCAACGCGCCGGTTAACCTGACCACAAGGGCAGCAGATGAAATTGGAATTTGAAGCAATGCCGCCTTCCCTTGTGGGTCAGGTTGAACCGGGTGTTATGCGCCCGGTGGAGTGCCGAACGGTGGCGGCCCTCTACGTTGAACCGAAGGGCTGCTACATTGGAGCGCCTGGCGTTGACCCGTGGGGCGAAGCCCGCGATGCGCGCACCTACGCAGGCCCGCACCCGGTGGTGGCGCACCCGCCCTGCCAGCGATGGGGCAGGTTCTGGCACGGCAGCACGCGCAAGCCGCACCAGTACAAGCTGGGCGACGATGGCGGGTGCTTCGTTGCTGCGTTCATCGCGGTCAATCGCTACGGCGGCGTGCTTGAGCACCCGGCGCACAGCAGGGCGTTTGAGGCCCACAACATCATGAAGCCAGAGCCTGGGCGCGGTTGGCAGTTTGACCCGTTTAATGGCGTGTACGTGTGCCACGTAGAGCAGGGCCACTATGGGCACATGAGCCGCAAGGCGACGTGGCTGATTGCGGCCGGCGTTGCCTTCCGCGACTTGCCTGAACTGAACTGGGCCAAGGGCGAGCAGCGCCTGCCCGAATGGATGATTGAGCGCTACGGCTACGAGAAGGCCAGGCGCATCGGCGTGGTTGCGATGGTGGGCGGGAAAAACAAGACCGCGATCCGCAACGCCACGCCTGAACCATTCCGCGACCTGTTGCTTTCGATAGCGCGCAAGGCGCATAACACACGATGGCATTCCAGCTAACCGACCGCCAGAAAGCCGCTCAGCAAGTCCTGAGCGGCGACGCCACGCACCTAATGCTGTTCGGCGGCTCGCGCAGCGGAAAGACGTTCCTGCTCACGCGAAACGTGGTCTTTCGGGCGCTGAAGGCGCCGAACAGCCGGCACGCGATCTTCCGGTTCAGGTACAACCACCTGAAGGCCAGCGTTGTGCTGGACACGTTCCCGAAGGTGATGCGGGCCGCATATCCCGGCGTGGCCTGGGACATGCACCAGCAGGACGGGTACGTCAGCTTCCCCGGTGGCTCGCAGATCTGGTTTGCTGGCCTGGATGACAAGGACAGGACCGAGAAGATCCTGGGCCAGGAGTTCGCCACGCTGTACTTCAACGAGTGCAGCCAGATCCCGCTGTCAAGCGTGGACACAGCCCTGACCCGCTTGGCGCAGAAGGCCGAGCAGCAGATCGAGGGCCGAGCGCCTGTCCCGTTGCGCCTGCGGGCCTACTACGACTGCAACCCGCCGAGCAAGACGCATTGGACCTATCGCAAGTTCGTGGAGAAGCGCGACCCCGAAACGCGCCTGAACCTGCCCAGGCCCGAGGACTACGCGGCTTTCAGCATCAACCCGACCGACAACGCCGCGAACCTGAGCCCTGAATACCTGCGCATGCTGGAGTCACTGCCGGCCAGGATGCGAGCGCGATTCCTTGAGGGCCGGTTTGCCGATGCGAACCCGAACGCCCTGTTTCCGGAGGAGCACATAGACCGATGGCGCGTGCTGGACGGCGCGGTGCCGCAACTGGTGCGCGTGGTGGTGGCTGTGGACCCGAGCGGCGCGGACGACGAAGCCAGCGCGGACAATGACGCCATCGGCATCGTGGTGGTCGGCCTGGCCACGGACGGCGCGTGCTACCTGCTTGAGGATCTGACGGTCAAGGCAGGCCCCGCAACCTGGGGCCGCGTGGCCGCAGAGGCGTTCGACCGGCACAGCGCCGACTGCGTGGTGGCCGAGGTGAACTACGGCGGCGCGATGGTGCGCCAGGTGATCGAGACAGCCCGTCCGCGCACGCCGTTCCGCCCGGTGACGGCCAGCCGTGGCAAGGTGGTACGGGCCGAGCCGTTCTCGTCGCTGTACGAGCAGGGCAAGGTGCGCCATGTGGGCATGTTCCCCGAGCTGGAGGACGAACTGAGCGGGTTCTCCACCACCGGCTACACCGGCAGCCGAAGCCCGAACCGGGCCGATGCGCTGATCTGGGGCTTGGCCGCGTTGTTCCCCGCAATCACGGGCGCGACGACCAAGAAAATCGACACTGCCGGACTGGTAGTTCCGACCGCGCACCGATGGCGATAGACTTTCACCCGCTCGCGTAGCATAATCGCGCCCGATGCGCAATCCCCGGAGTCCCTGATGGCCAGAGAATCAACCGAACAGCGACTGGTGCGCGTTCATGCGGAGGCCATGCGGGAATTCGACAACATCCAGGGCGCCCTGCGCGACG